GGGTTAGTTACAAGATTGGTGCGTGTAGTCGTAGTCGTATAACCACCAAGCTCAAAAGCGTCGGTCAACGCACCGACATCCAACAGAACCGAATACTCTTGACCCCACTTCAGTGTCTTAGGCATAACTACGCAACCGCGAACTCTAGAAAGTTCCCACCAGCTATCCGACTATATTGCTGCAACACCTCAACAATCTGACGCCCAGCCTCAACACCATTCGTACCGATACCCGTATTGATGTTGATGTTCGTACCTGCGCCACCTGTGCCGGACGTTCCGCCACCAGCAACAGTCGGTGTTGGAACGGTCGGCAAAGTAGGGATGGTTAGATTGCGGTTGGGCATAGTTGCGGCAGCCTCAGCCACTTTCTTGATCGCCTCAGCAAGTGCTTCGTAGGCTTCAGTCTCACGCTCGACAGCATCAGTCAAACGATCCGAGGCTTCCTTCTCTTTGACTTTTGCATCATTGACCGCATCAAGAAGTTTGTTGTAGGTATCTGATCCCTCAATGGCACCAGACACTGCTTCGTTCAAAACAAGTTGAGCGTCTTTCAGTTTGTTTGTTGCTTCAAACTCCGAATCGCTTGCGTCAGCAACAGCCAACTTTGCTTGCGCCAAATCAATCTCGGCTTGACGAATAGCCTGCGCACTCGACTCAGGGTCGGCTCGAAGTTCGGCAAGTTTTTTTTCGGCATCCGATACAGCGAACACTGCTTCTTCGACACGGAATCCAGCCTGTGCCACATTGCGTTGAGCCGACGATAGTTCTCGCTGAGCCTTCTTGGCCTGATCAGAATCAGCACCGAACCCATTGACCGCATCATTCAACGCCTTTTGTTTGGCGGCAACATCATCTTGCGCGGCTTTCAAATTGTCGGCGGCCTGCGCACTACCCTTCTGCGCATTGTTGAACGCCTTCTGTGCAGATGTCGAAGACTTCAACGCATCTGTGTACTTCTCAAACTTCTGTTTCGCTGTCTCAACCGTCTTGGCTACACCGCCACCGACAGTGACTTGTTCTTTTTCAACAACAATGTTCTTCTTCCCAGCGACAACTTGACGCTCTAATGCGTCGGCCGTTCCGATGATGCTGGGCAAGGCTCGTGCTTGAATGATTGCGGCTTGAGCCATGGATGCTCGAATACTGTCAAACAGTCGTGGTGTGGCTTCGAGTGCCGTATTCAATCCTTGTTGTGCGGCTTTGAATGCCAATGACGCTGCGGTTGCTTTGATTGCTACTGGTGCGTTACCGGTTAACGCGGCTGTGAAACCAGCAGTCAATGCAATGGTTCGACCTAGATCTGCAAAGTTCTTCAAGAAGTTCAATACCGCCAAAGTCATTCCTTCAAGAGTGTCAAGGAAAGTGATGCCTAGATCGCCCATTGCGTTGATTGCGAATCCGATTGATTTGACGATGCCGTATTCGCCGACATTGTCAGCGAACGCAATCAATGCGGGCAGGATGTTGTCCTGAATGAACTTGACCATTTTTTCAAAGAATGGCAGAAGTGCGAAGCCGATTGATTCAACTACTTCGCCAAGTGATGCTTGGAGTATTTTCATTCGACCAGAGAATGTGTCGGCTGATGCGGCTGCTGCTCCGCCGAATTGTGCTTCAAGTTGACTGAGCGCGGAACCGAAATCTTTACTCTTCTTCGTGTTCTCGTCGATCGGGATTCCAAGTTTGCTGAGTGCGGTCACTTGTCCAGAACTGGCTTTGCCGAGGGCTATTGTTACGCTCTCAAGGTCTTTGCCGGTTGCCGCCGAGATATCTAAGGCAAGATTCAAGAGACGCTGTGATTGTGTTGCGTCACCTGTTGCTCGCGCCAGGTTGGCGAAGCCGTTTCGAAGATCTGTGTCGGCAACTCCTGTTGCGAGCATGGCCGAAGTGATGAATCGCTCGATGGCTTCGACTTGTAATTTTGATGCGCCTGTGGTTCGTTCTAGTTGTGATGCCAATCGGCGTTGTGATTGTTCGTCTTCGGCTGCGGCGAGTGCTGCGGCTGTCGCTGCACCGGCGACTGCTGTGAATGCACCGACCGCGATGAACGCCGCTTTCCTTACAACATCGAATGCGCCACCAATAGCATTGCCAACAGTTTGAAGTTGGCCGAGAGTTTTTTCGCCTTCTTTGCCAAGTTTCTTGAACGCGGCAACAGCACCATCAGCGTTGCCGATAAGTCTTACAAGAAATGTGCGTTCACCTGCCATGGTGAACGCAATTCTACTCAGTTAAACGTCATCCGTTTACGCAGCTCAATCCACTCGCGTTGCATGTCTTTATGTATCTCTGCTTGTGTCATGCCATCGTATTGCGACATGTCAATCGGTGCGCTCCACCACTTCGGGTCAAGAACACAGCGCATCGGATTACCGCGACGCGGTTGACGAGTCGAGCGAATGCTCGGTGTAGAGAACGTGCGTGTCGGTGCTGCGATGTCGGTGATGGTCGGGTCAAGAAATCGCCAACCTGAATGATGTGTACGGAATGGTTGACCTGCTTGGTGCTGTGGCAGATAGAAGATACGAGCAGGGTCTTTGGTGGCTGGGTCGCCTTTGAGACGAAGACGCTCATGTGTCTCATACCAGACTTCTTCCCAATTCTGTACGGGAACAGCCTGCTCGAATGGAACGACAACATGCCAGTGAGGATTGTCTTCGCGATGTGACCAGGTTGTGTACGCGAAGTGTATATACGATCCGAGATCGGCCTGTTCAAATGCTTCGCCGTCAAGGTCGGCAACTAACGCCCAGACATGCGATACGTTGCGATTGCCACGGGTTGTATGTTCACGATAGGTGACTGGTGAGTACAACTTGCCGTCAGACTTCTGTTCGCGTTCTTGATGGTTGCCGAGTATTGCGGCGAAGTCCATCCAAGATGTGGCGATAGTCTTCGGATAGACAGATTTGACGGACGGGAAACCGACGACCTCAAACATTGTGCAGAACCTCCTAGGTTCAGGATAGCGAATCCTCAGCCGAATGCAAGTATCAGCCGATACCTAGTTCCCTGACCACACGGTCCATGCCATCTAGATATTCCTTGGCGATTGCGTTCTTGCGCTTCCGTACCGTAGGCCAGAAGAAGTAACCAGACTGCCCTCGATGCCTCAAGAACTGTTTCGTGGTCGGTCTAGCAGCACCACCGAACTCCGCACCGAAGAACACATCGGCACGAGTCACCTTAGTTTTGCGCTTACTATTCGGACGAGACTTCGACACGAACGATTCTTTGCCACGCAACTTGATGGTCGGAATACGGTCATTGCTTGCTCTTAAACCTTTGGCAACTTGTATTGCCTGACTGGCTCGACTCACCGTGGTTGCTTCTAGTTTGACTTTTGATTCAAGATCTCTGGCGATTGTGTAGGCAACTTTACGCATCTCTTTGTTGAACTGCGGACTTGCCTTCTGGAACTTGCGCAAAGTTTCAAACAAGTCTTTGACGATGACAGTGTTACCTGCGACGGCTGCGGTGCCGGCACGACCAAGAGTTGAGCCTGTGTCACCTGGCAGACTTGGGAATGCTGAGAAGGCCATCACTGAATCCTTTGTGGTGGGTTGGATTTGATGCTCTTCCAGCGCAGATAGCCGAGCATCGTGTAGAGCATTCTAGGTGATTCTTGTAGTAGCACCGATGGTGCGATGTGTGTCTCGCAGGCGAGATATGCGATCAGCCAGTGGGCTGATTGTTCTCCAAAGGGACGATCACCGCAGAGTCGGTTCCAACCTCCACACTCTCGACTGTTTCAATCCATTCTTCAAACTTCATCGCAGTTTTCTTGGTGCGTTTTGTTGCATGCCAAGCCAACCAGGCAAGATCAGTGAGACGTAGTTCTGTTTGGAAGTTCGCAACAGAACGATTCTTCTCGCCTTCGAAGGCGATGAAGTCGGCGAACTGTGCAGTCACTTTTGTGGTGACGTTGTCTAGCGTCGTGACTTCTAGGTTGATTTTCATTCTTACCTCCTGATTGTTTTGTTAAGAATTATGCACCTGTTGATTTGGTGATTGTTCCGCTGATCGGCCAAGTTACATCGGCTGTGTTCAATTCACCGACAGCACCGTTGACTGGCGACCATTCGGTTACAAGTACGGAGAAGGTGTAGTGAGGTGAAGCTGTGCCTGCTGCGGCTGTGCCGGCTGGTTTGATAACCATGGTTACGGCTGTCGAGCCAACAAGAGGATAGATCAAGCCTTCAACTGACGAGTATTCGTTGTGAAGCGAGAGTGTTACCGAGTTGTCGATCAGGCCTGCGACGCGAGTTACTGCACCGCCACTGCCGAAGTTTGTTGTTGGTACTTCTGCGGCTGTCGTTGACAGAGTGATTGCAGCGACATCGCTTGAGATGTCTGTGCCGTTGAGTGTGACTACTGAGTTTGTGAGAACTAACTTTGCCATGATTATTTGTCTCCTGCCTTGTCGGCTTTAGAAGTTGATTTTTCTGCCACCAGAACAATGCGACCCGATGCCAGTAGAGAGTCTAGATGGTCAATCTCACTGCCATCAATAGTGGCTGGATATTGTTTATCTAGAACGGTGAAGCCTTCGACGACCTGATATTTTGCCATAGGTTAAGCGTACACCACGACACGGAAGTCAACTGTCAGGTAGGTTGTGTCGTTTGCGTCAACGGTTGAGATGTTGGATGCTTCTTCGACGATGAGTGTTCTGGCGTATCCGCCGAGGGTTGTGTCGGCTTCGATCGCCGCACGAATCCCATTGTCATAAGACAAATAAGTGTCCATGAGGTTTTGTGCTGTGCGCTCGGCTGCACGACCGACGATCACGCTGACTGTGAAGACGTGTGTGACTAGACCTGCTCGCATCGCACCGTGGTAGGTGATGGATTCGAGGGTTGGCCATGCGATACCGCCGATGGACGGGTTTACTTGGTCGGGTTGTTGTGCGTAGGCGCGAAGGTTGGTGATTGTTGCAAGACGTGTCTGAAGTCCTGTTTTGAGTTCGGTTACTGTTGCGCTCATGCGAACATCCGCATTCGGCGATATGGCTCGACAAGTTGTGCGACGTCTGGGTCGAGTGCGCGTGTCACTCGTATCGCACCCAAATCTCCGAAGCCGGCAACGCCGAGCGGTGAATCGTAACGCTTAAAGATTCTTGACGCCTGAATAATCACAGCCTGTGTGATTGGTTCAGGTACAGCAGGCCAACCGTAAATGGCGGTGAGTTGCACCAATGCTTCCGATCCGAAGTTCGCGTTCAATGTCGGAAACAGATAGTCGCCGACTGCACGAATGCGTGTGTACGGAACAGTCAAGCCGTCCAAGATTCCGTTGACTGGTTCTAGTTGCCAATCGCTTGGAGTCCATGTGACATCGAAGTTGCCGTCTGCGAGTGTTGATGTTTTGAGTGTGATCGCTGTGCCTGAGATGTCATCAATCTCGCAAACAAACTCGTCACCTGCGGTGAACACTCTTGTTGTCGCCGAGCCGTATGCCCAGAACTGTCGGTTTGCATAGCCGTCAATCAGACGTGAAGCTGCACCGGCACAGTTGTCGATCAGTTCGTCGTCTTGTGTGTCGGCTGTGCCGATACGAAGAGCAGCCTTGATCTGGTTGCGTGTCGCGTAGCCGTTTGTAATCATGGTGCTTCAATCCTACTTCAGAGTCTCAACGAGTGTACTCGGCAATGAACTTGTGCATCTCAAGGTCAGCCTCGATATGTGAATCCGATGAGATACGGTTCGTCCGAATATCATTGACCAACATTTGCACACCAGCAGGCTTAAACCATTTAGCACCATGCACATGACACTTCCACCAAAACGCCCAATCCGACCAATACACATCTGGATACCCGCCAGTCCGCACCCAAATATCTTTCG